CCAACACGATGGTGCTTCGTCACGAATGTTTCAGCTATTAAATGGTGCAACCTCTCTGGATCGAACAGAGTTCTTCCGCTCTTCAGGCGGACGTGAGCACCAGCTTCACCAAGGTTGCATTAACGGATTAGATGACGACTGGATACACCAGTCAGGTGTGGTAAGCCCTTCACTCCCCGACTTCAGGAGCCCACTGCCTAGATCGATAGCGCTGTGTCATCTAAATATGGCGGAAGGAGTAGGATTCGAACCCACGGAACCGTTAAGTCCTTCGGTTTTCAAGACCGATGCGATAGACCACTCTGCCATCCTTCCAAATTCTGGGGCCGGTTACTGCCATCCGGCGATCTCCCTTTTCGTGGAGAAGGTTTACTGGGTTAGACGGTCGCTATGAGAGATACCACCCACTCTCCAGGCATATCCAGTCGTATCTAGCGACAACAATCGACTGGGGACGCAGCGGAACCCATCTCCGCTGAATTGGCTCCCTTGATAGGACTCGAACCTATAGCAACTTGATTAACAGTCAAGCGCCTGTACCAACCAGGCTCCAAGGGAATGATTTCGATGCGATTTCTTAAAGTGGTTACGCCCTCCACTGTCATTATATATGGCGACCTCAGCGAGGCTCAAACTCGCTACACCTGTTAGACAGACAGGTATGATATCCATTCACCATGAGGCCACTTGTTCATTATTTCTTTTATATCATTTAAGGATTTTTATGTCAACCGTGCAAACACCATGACATCCAATTTTTCTTGCAGCGCCTTTTGAAAGATCAAGAGTTCTACCTTTAGTAAAGGGACCTCTATCATTGATTCTTACAATAACACTCTTACCTTTATAAGTAACAAGAACCTTTGTTCCAAACTTAAGAGTCTTGTGTGCTGCAGTCATTGCCCATTGATTGAAGCGCTCACCACTAGCAGTTTTTCTTCCATGAAAACTATTACCATACCAAGACGCTTTGACAGTTTGTGCTTGTACTGGTGATGTTACAATACCTATGACAAGAAATAAAGTTGTTAGAGGTTTTGTAACATTAAATGGAGCGCCTGACAGGATTCGAACCTGCATTAATCTTCCGATCATTTCCAGTTACCTTTCTCCTGGTTCGTAGCCAAGGGGGATACAGACGCATTAGTTCTTTGTTTCCAAAATTTGTTATAGAAGAATAGGTCAGCCATATCTGACGGATAGTTTTTGAACTTCAAACGTTCTTGTGCAGGAATAGAATCGAACCACTCCCAGAACGCTTTTCTAAAATCATCTGTACCTATATCATCATACGACATTGATCTACCTTTAGTTGGAGGAGACGGCCAGATTTGAACTGGCACCTCAAGGATTTGCAGTCCCGCACATTAACCGTTTTGCTACGTCTCCGTATTGGCTGCCCTTCGTGGATTCGAACCACAATTGCTGGAGTCAGAGGCCAGAGTCCTGCCGTTAGACGAAAGGGCAATAAATTGGTACCCCATACCAGAATCAAACTGGCGTTCTCACCTTGAGAGGGTGGCGTCCTATCACTAGACGAATGGGGCATATTGGTCCCGAATGGTGGAATCGAACCACCGTATCATGTTCCACAGACATGCGTTCTACCATTGAACTAAAACGGGTCGAATTGGAGGACCAAGTGGGACTCGAACCCACGATGCATTTCTGCGACAGATTAAGAGTCTGCTGCCATAGCCACTAGGCGACTGGTCCATAATTGGTCCCGTGTATGGGATTCAAACCCACGGTCTCCACGCTTGAAAGGCGGGTATGTTAGATCGCTACACCAACACGGGATGTTATCTTTCTTAAAGAATACACAGGCTGTAGTTGTTCACTACTAAGGAATTCCAGCCCTCTGGTATGTGCAGAATACCGTACTTGCCACCCTTCTGCATCCTGTGTATTCTTTAAGAAAGTGGTGTGCTCGGTGGGACTCGAACCCACGATCCTCGGATTAAAAGTCCGTTGCATTGGCCGCTATGCTACGAGCGCATTCTTTTCTTATATTATATTCGCTTTTTATTGTCAAGCGAATTCTACAGGATCCTCTTTTTGCTATTTTCAATAAGAGCTTTTTAGTTGCTGAATGGATCCTAAAATCTACGGGTTGTATTTGGGCACCATGCCCGTAACTTCCGAAGTCGGAAATATTGGAGTCGAACCAATTATAAGTTTTTGCTGTAGACAACCCTAAATGGCTGGGAGACAAGGATTCGAACCTTGATAGCAGGAGTCAAAGTCCTGCGTCCTACCGTTAGACGATCTCCCAATGAAATGGTTGGCGCAGAAGGTAACGATCCTTCCACCCCTGTCTTATCAGGACAGTGCTCTACCTCTGAGCTATGCGCCAGTGAATTCTATACACCTTGCAGGTTTAGCCCTTTCCGGAACTGAGTCAGCAATCCTGCATTCATGGGCTTTCCCTCTTGTTGGGCCCATTAGGTCTCTCCAGCATGTCTAGAATACCGGATAATTTGGTGGGTGAGGTAGGATTCGAACCTACTAAGTACTAGACAGGGGATTTACAGTCCGCCGCAACTCGCCATCGTTGCCGCTCACCCAAACTGTATTAAAATATATCTTTTACAAACTCATCAATGTCTTCTATAACACTTATATCATAATCTGATGGCTCGTCTTTAATCAGAACCATTTGATTTATAGGTGTGCCTGCTTTGATGACTTCTACACTATTCTTACAATGCCAGTATAACTGAACATTGAGAAAATTCTTTCCTCGCAGCAATCCTGTTGCTGCAGTAAACCTAACATCATCAGAATATGGTAGGGGCATCATCAATAAACTATATCCTTTGGGTACATCAACACACCAAGGACTTTGTATCTTTAACATAGTTTTTAATGTGTCATCTTTCCAGTTTTTAAATATCTGAAGTTGTTCTTTAGTGTGATAACCCACATACCCGTTAGTATATTTTCCGCCACGCTTAAGCGTTTGGTTATTCGTTTTATATTCAAATGTTTCACCATCGCCATTTGTTTTGATGGTTATATCTTGGTAAGTTCTGTGTATCCAACCTTTGCCGAGCAAAGAAAAAATACCTGGACACTTTGTTGTTCTTACTTCGTCATTTGTTTCGTTATAGTATGTTTTTGCTTTTTCAACCCAATCAAACTTATAATCTTTTGCTAATATTATTGGCATATTCTTAGCAACATCAGGATCAAAGCAATAAAATTTCAACATATTATAACTCCTTAATTGGCACCAGTGCAAGGATTCGAACCCTGACAAACGGTTTTGGAGACCGTTGTGCTACCGTTACACCACACTGATATGGTCGTCCCCCGAGCGAATCGAACGCTCATCTTGGCATTTTGCTGCCTACTCCACCTCTCGGTGTCTCGGACTTCCTGTGCTACCATTACACTAGGAGGACATAGAATTGGTCGGAGTACTAGGATTCGAACCCAGGACCCTCTGCTCCCAAAGCAGATGCGCTACCAGACTGCGCTACACTCCGTTTTAAATTATCACTTCAGATATGCACCAACGGATTCGAACCGTCGACCGGCCGCCAACAGAAGTCAGCAGGGCTGTGGCCAACACAAAGGCGGTAGCTACCTCGCCTAGGTGCATATCTGAAGAGATAACTTTCGTTATTCTCTCCGGAACTTAACAATGTAAATCAGCAGCGCCTTTCGGCAAATAAAAAACCCCGGAACATTTCTGGCCCGGGGTTCTTAGAAGATATGCGATTAGATCATCACATACAAAGAACCCCTACATGGAAGTCGCATGGGCGATTCCATTCAATCTTTTGCGATAGTGCGTAGGGCTTATTCACTTTTTACTAACCTTTATTTTCGTTTCGTATTTCTATTTATAACGAATATTTAGAATATTGTCAAGCGAAATCAATTTATTTTTGTCTTCGCCGTGTTTTTCTTCTATCTACTCGTTCATCGTTTTTTGTTTATAGCGATTATTTAGAATATTGTCAAGCGGTATTTTTCGCTTGTTTTTCAAGAGGTTAGACCTTCTTGCGTCCAATATTGTACTTAGCTACCAGTTCCCAGTCGTTCTTTTCCTTGTGTGGAAGAATCTTGATCTGGCTCATCGGTGCCTTTGGGTTCTCAATTTGATTAGGTTCTACTACCTTGATGAGATCCCAATCTTGTAAGAGGTTTGCAATTGTATTTCTACGACCCTTGTCTTCGTCAGAGAAGTCAGTGGGTTTTCCATCAAGTGCAAACAGTTCCTTGAAGTGAACGATATAGTATTTCCCTTGCTTGTGCAGGATATGACAGGACTGATATAGTTTCTTATCTTTACGAGATGCAACACCGATTCTTGTCAGCGTTTCTTTAATCTTAAGAAAATCCTGTTCTTCTGCGATCTTCACCTCCACAAGAGTTTCAATTAAATTCATTTGGCTACTCCACCTTTTTCTAATTTTTCTTTTATCGTAGCGATTTGTTTATTTGAAAGAAGAGAAAGCGCAGTCCTTGCTTTAGAATCACCATAGCCATAAAACTCCTTTACGGCTTCTAGATCCTTATTAAACTGCGAATCCTTATCTTTCTTGACCCACTTAGCATAACGATTTTGGGATCTAATACTATTTATCAGATAATCATATTGAAGTTTTGTATCTAAAAAGTAATACCTATTCATCTCGTTTGCATAGGGGATAGTATCAGGATAGAGAGAAAATGCCTTGTTTATATTCCAAGGATCATATGCACTCTTAGTTTCTTCATCGTAGATATACTTTTTATTCTTGCTAATACTATTAACAAACGTCCAGAGATCAATCTTCGGAGTTTCTTCCTCTGTCAATTTCTCTGTCTGTTTTCTTGATTTCTTTTCTAAAGGCTTCTTCATCGATACCGCTCCTTTGAATGTCGGTGGTGCACTGTTCACATATCTTCATATCATGTACACCTTCTAGTGTTTGATATTGAAGAATGTGGTGTTTACCCATCTTATGCTTTTGACACAATCCACACTTGAATATCATTTGAACTGACAATTTACCATGATCTGCACCATACAAGATGCAAGGTTGATTTCTTGGCTAGCAACAAATGCAGCACGATACTGATGTTCAGCAAGAATAGTAATCAATTCAGGAACACTCGCAGGAGTCATCTTTTCTGATGCAATATCATAAAATTTCTTGAACAACTCATCTATCGCAATGTCTGGGTTCTCACCAATCCACTTACGAATAGCAGTAAAGTTCTTTGTTTTAAGATAACCGACCAACTGCTCAATCGTCTCATCACTCATGCTTGCAAGGATGCCCGTATCGATGGCACCAGTAGCAGCATAGCGTTGAAGTTCGTTTAGAACACGACGCCAATCAGGAAAATACTTCTTGAGAACTTCTGCAACAACTGCATTGTCATACTTGACACCTTCATCCTTAAGAATCTGCTGCAAGCGCTTCATGAACTGTGCAGCGACCTTAACACGATCTTCCTTATTCAACTTGAAGTCAATAACAGAACAACGTGAGTGAAGCGGTGCGATGATCTTTGATTTAAAATTACATGTGAAGATAAACCCACAGTTTGAGGAAAGATCTTCCATGAAATTACGCAAAGCAGGTTGCATATCACGACCGAGATAATCTGCTTCGTCAAGAATAACATACTTGCGACCACCAGTGAAAGACATTGATGATGCAAAGTTTGCAATCTCATTACGCAGAGTATCAATAGAACGACCTTCAAGCGACCCGTTGATAACAATGTAATCACAACCGAGTTCCTCGAGCATAGCACGAGCAACAGTTGTCTTGCCCACACCTGCACTACCCGTCAAAAGTAGATTCGGTATGTTCTTCTGGTCAACAAATGTTTGGAAAGTTTTCTTTAAAGATTCAGGAAGGATTGTGTCTGCAATAGTGTGCGGACGATACTTTTCAACCCACAGAAATTCATCATTCATAATATAACTCCATCAAAAAAGTGTGTGGAGCATTGCGCTCCACACTATCAATTAACCTTCGAACGAACTTGCCTTCGCCTCCAGTGCAATCCAGTAATCAACATCAATAACCTGAGAACCCTTGAAGTGCGATAGACCCTTTGAGGTAATCTTCACTTCGTAATCCTGAGGGATCAACTTAAGATTTTCTGCCTTGAAAACGAGACGGAACTTCTTGTCAGTTGTGCCGAGGACAATCTTATAACTATCACCCTGAGCGTTCTTTGTGTCAGTAACCTGCAACCACATCTTCTTCTTGTCGCCGACAACTGCAATTTCAGGCATACCAAGTGCACCGAGTGCCTTTTGTATATCAGCTAAATTTGCTGCTGTCAAGGTAAATGATACATCTTCGGTTGGAAGATTTACATCCTTTTCAGGCGGTGCAATGATTGTGTTTGGATCAGCAAAACGATAGTCAAGTTCACGTTCGTTGTTACGAATGGTGACTGACTTATCATTAAACTCAATGTCGGGATTGTCAAACAAAGACATGACACCGAGGAAACGAGACAGGTCATAGATTGCAAACTGCTTCTCAAACTGCTGACCGATACGTGCCCTTGCGAGCACGCTCTTGGTCGGAGAAACAGTCGAAACTACGTTGCCTGGCTTGAACAACATTGAGGGATTGATTGAAGAAAAGTTCTTAAGAACAGTAACTGTCTTTGGTTCAAGTTTCATAGTAGACATAATATACTCCATTATATAGTTTTAAATTACTTCTTTTCCTTTAACTTCTGACGGGTCTTTGCAATCTCTGCACCATCAGCAGTCGCAGAAGCACCAACAGCAGCAAGGTCAGCGAGTGATCCACCAAAGATGTAAGTGCCAACATGCTGCAACTTCATCCATGGACAGAACCAGGTCTGCATTCCGAGTTCCTGAATCTTCTGACAGAACCAATAATCCTCTGACAAATAACGCTTGCTCTTAGGATCAATTTCTGCCTGGAAGAACTGCATGATCTCACGAGAACCATCAAAGTGTTCAGTGCGTACATGGTCAGGACGATAACTATGCTGTGGGAACTTATTTGTGAACTCAATGAGTGTCTTCTTGCGGATCATCATGAATCCAGTACCAATTTCAAGAACCTCGACTGGTTCGCCGATTGGAATAGAACCTGAACCGTTCTTAGGGTTGAACACATAGTCACCCACGAACTTTTCAAGGTTGTTAGGATCCTCATCAGCAAATCCCTTATCGACTGCCATCTTAACCTTTTCCCATGAAATACACTTCTTAGGATAAGGTCCGCCAATAACGTCATACGGCGAGTCATCATCTTGCAATGCAAGCAATGCTAGAACGTCATTAGGATTGAACCCGATGTCCGAGTCGATAAACATCATATGAGTTGCATCCGAACGAATAAATTCGTCACAACAATAGTTACGAGCACGAGTAATCAACGACTCGTTGAAGAGGAAGTACATCTGTAATCCGATACCATAATGAGTGCATAATGCAGTCAAGTCGGCAACAGAACGTGCAAACATACCGGCACACTGTCCGCCATACATTGGTGTCGCTAGAAAGAGCTTACGCTTGCGTAGTTCTTCTACTGGCACCTTAATTTCAATACTCATTCATATTCTCCTTATAATTATTTCTTTGAAGTTGCTCTAATTTTGTCTTCGACGGTGAATGCCATACCGACACCACGAGTCAAATAATTTGTACTTGATGCAGCAACAGTGCCTGTCATGTAATCGCTCAGGTTGTGGGATGAAACCGGAGTCCACTTAGAAGATGACAACCCAAATCCTGTTGCAACGTCGCCAACCTTATCAAAGTTTGCCCCAAGGAAGATAACCTCATACTTCTTATCCTCAAGGCGCTTTGTGAGTGCTTTGACGTCTGCTTGCTTAAAGTTATGTGAATTATTTTCTTCACCGTCAGTCATGACAACAAAGATAGCACGTTCTGGCTTATCGTCTAGAATGCGCCACATCATACGAGCAGCAGAATCGAACAGAGGAGTGCCACCACGAGGCATTGCATCCTCACGAGTCAACTTCTTAAATTCTGCTGCAGTGGTGTAACGAACTACATCATAAGATACAGTATCAAATGTTGCAACCATAACCCTCGTATCAGGTGGCAAATTATTCACGTATCCATTGATAGAACCCAATGCTTCATTCCATTGTGATTCCATCGATGCAGATCTATCTAAAAGAAGATATACGGTGTTCATCGATTATTCTCCGTCAAAAATTTGTTTAGATTAACTTTTAGATCATCCATTGTTCCGTTATTGTCCAAGACATGATCAAACTCTTGCCCAATCCATGCCCACTCTGAATAATGGATACCTAGCTTATCCATCATCTCATTTGCCTCTGGCATATGTGTAAATGAAATATTATTTGCTGCATGAGCAATATCGTACCATTCAGGTTCAGGACCACGAACTACTCTTATGACTTTACCACCCTTTGACTTGATGAATGCAATCTCATTAGGAAAACGAACATCGGGTAATACGACATTTTTCATACCTTGCATTCTCTTTTCAACAGTGAAAACCCAAAGGTCCTGATTGAAAACATCTCTGCCTGCCTCTGTGCCCATCAACTGCAACATGTAGCGGGGTGTTACACTATAACCAAAGCGCTCACTCCAGAATCCATCTGTTGACTCTCTAAAGGCACGACTCTCTTGAGTGTCACCTTCTAGGAGTTCACGAGGCCAACCGAAGATAACAGAAACTGCGTCCTTTACGGCATCAGCAAAAGACAACCGAGTATATCCTCGTTCTTGTATGAGAATATCACCCACGGTCCCTTTACCGGAACCTAAGAAACCAACTACACCAATAATCATTCATCACCAAAAAAATAAGGGTTTTCTACTGTATTGAAATTAAGAATCGGAACCAGGTTCTTTAGAGCTGGTTCGAAAAGAAGAATGCAATTTGGCTGGGTTGGTTCACTATTAGTGAACTTTGTTGAAGATATATTCATATCACTATCAATAAACATTGGCGAAATTTCATTCCTAAAAAGATACAATCGGTAACTGTCATACCATAAGCATGAGAATGTGCCATCGATACCGTCTGGAGTACCTTCGCTCATCATGTGCTTCAATAATATATATGTGTCCCAAGCAGTGATTGTACGGTATTTCTCCTTCAATCGCTCAATTTCTTTTGCTTTTAGAATTCCGTTATGCCATAGGACATCTCGCTCGATAACTGCAGGATGGATGCTAAGACTATCTTTTGCATCTGTAGTTGGCGCTTGCATATGAACTATAATGTATTCATTATCTTCTTGAGAAATATCATCATAGTTAATCGGACCTAACTTACGAATGATTTGATCAAAATCGTTTGTTACGGTATTATAATAACTAATGCTATGTGAATGTTGACCCCTGTAAGCATTCAACTCACAGAGGTCAACAATCTTTTGCTTATCGAATGAACCGATAATCGAACACATTTATCCTTTGACCCTCTTCAATGCGTAATTGAGAACAACGCCATAGATTGGCAGAATTATCAATATAGACACAATGATCTTAAATGTCAAGTCAACATTTGCGATGTGCAACCAATTTTCTGCCATGAACGGATCTGCAGAATTATGGAATGCTACACCAAAGAATGTGTAAGTATCAATTGCATTAGAGAACAAGGTTGCAACTAACGGTGCTGCCCACCATGCCTGAACTCGTTCACGGATTCGCTGGAACACAGAAACGTCAAGCAACTGCCCAACAAGATATGCAGTACCAGATGCAATACCGATACGCCAATCAGCGAGATAAACGCTGATAAGGATGGCAGGGAGATAAGCCAATGCAATAATAACTCTTGCATGATACTTATCAGATAAACGTACAGTCAAATCAGTTGCAAGGATAACCAATGGGAATGTGAACATTGCCCATGTGAAGGTTAGGCCTAAAGCGGTTACTGGAAACTGTACTAGGTAGTTTGAAGTCGCAATGATGAAAATATGGAATAACCATAACTTTGCAATTAACGACTTATTGAGGTTTTCTAACATACTCATTTCTCCATTAGTTTGCCCCACGGGATATTCATCGAATATGGAGCGGGATCAATCATACCTGCCTTTGCAAAGTTTGCAATACGCTCTGCACAGGAAGGACACTTACCACATGATTGCGCCAATTCGTTAGGGTCATAACATGTCAAAGTATAATCTAAACGAACTTCCTGCAAAGATTGTGTTTGCAGTTGCGTTACGATTTTAATTTCTTCATACTTTGAAAGATGACTAAATGGCGCTACCAATTCAACTTTGTGGGTTCTGTTTTGATTTGCAACACCATTCATTGCGTCCACGAACTTTTGAGTAGTGTCCCAATATCCATACTCATCGTGAACCTGTAGACCCGTAAACACATGACTTGCATCATTCGCTTCTGCAAATGAGAATGCTAATGCGTTTAAAATCATGTTACGGAAGGGGACATATGTCTTGGGTTGTGGGTCACCAAGAACATCTTTTATGGTCGGCATTGCAACATCGCTGCCGCCAATATTTGCAGAGACATTCTTTACTATATCACCAAGAATGCTCAAATCCAAAATCTTATGTGCAATACCTAAATGCTTACAGGTCTTTGCGGCCATGTCTAATTCTGCTTTTTGCTTTTGCCCATAATTGTATGACAAAGCAAATACTTTTTCAGGTCCATACTTATGAACCAAAATATAAGTCATAATAGTAGAGTCAAGCCCTCCTGACAGAACGCTAACTACGTTCTTCTTTGTGTCAGGAAGGAGTCCTAGTGCCTCTTTAAGTGTCATCACTGCCTCATTGTTTTCTTTACACGAATACCAGGTGCCATAAGATTGTGTGTATATCCTCCTAGTAGATATGCATCGGATGCTCTGACTGGATTAATATCAATACCACCACGACGAGTATATAAACACGCAACTAATAGAGCACGAGGATTAAACTTATCCTGCAATCTCTTGTAAATACATTCGCAAATTTCTTCATGGAAATGATTTTCTTTTCTCATAGAAACAATATATTGTAGTAGAGATTCTAATGAGGGAACAAAGTCACTGTCCATATAAATGTAAACATCACCCCAATCAGGTTGATTTGTCACACGACAGTTTGAACGTAAGGAGTTCGAACGAACCTGAAAAGGAATGATACTACGATTTGAAACGGATTGAAGAATGTCAGGATTTTCATTATACCACGGAAATGAAATCTTGTCAACATCTACCATGTTCTCAATGCGAAAGAATACTTCATCGACTGGTGAATGCTCAACATCACCGTCATTAATAAACATACTAACATTTACATTACAATCAAGAAGGGTAGATAGATCGCTAGTAACCATACGAATGAAGTTATTCTTTGCATGAATAATTGTCAATCCCATCTTGTACATATTGTATGAGTTCAAATATAACTTGAGCGACTTTGACTCTACAATACACTTACTATTTGAAGGATACGTAACCTTTACAACACAGTTAACCGGAAATCCGTTGTCAAGAAGAAATGATACTTCATAGCAATTCCAAGTATCATATCCAACAAAAGGCAAATCATTTTCTCTAATATTATAATGATCTCTATTCAACTGTCTAGGAATAGCGACAAGTAATGAAGAATCAACACTGTTCGGTGTCACATACGGTTTAACTATACTACCGTCACCTGCTTTACCAAGATGTACGCTAGCAATATCTTCAATTTTGGTCATACGAAAAACTCCTCAAGGGAAACATTATCTTCATCACGTTTAATTCTTTTAGAAACTAACTTATTGTTGTGTTGTGCAACCCAAGCATTCATTTGCTTTTCATCTGTAACACCAAGCAACCCGTTCATTGCTGTTTCTTTTACAGTAGGATCTGACTTGAATACTTTATATTCGTCTTGATACACACGATCTAGATTTGTCACGAAGTTATGAATCTGATAGTATGTATGTGCCGCATTACATAGTAGTGTGACAGCAATTGCATTCGTATCACTCAATAGAAGTGTACGATTCTTAATAGTAGAATATTTCCAGTCCCCTGTGCCGTCACCGAACACATAATCCATCCATTTATCTTCTGTAATATACTGTGAAAACGTATCTGAAAATAAACGATACACGTTTCTAAAATGTTTGTCAACCGCTGGTGTCTTATACGAACCAATCGACTTACATGTTCCGTTCAACTTCAATAATCCGTATTGAAATGTAGAAGTATGCGAACTAGAATCATACGACACACGCTCAAACTCGTGTAGGTATCCCGACTTCAAAAGATAAAGAATTGGGCGCATACGTGCAATAGAACCTACACCAAGAACGTGCAGATGCTTGCGTACATTAGGATGACAGAAATCAGCGATTTGTTTTGCGGCACGAAGCATTTCAATAGATTCTGCTTCACCGTTACCCATACAAGTATCTGCAATAGCCATACCGCCGATATTCTCATAATCTTCCGGTGATAAGCGTGACTCTATATTTCTATAGAAATTAACCATATCTTGAGTTGTATTACCTTGAACAATAATCACAACTTTTGTCTTTGCACCACTCTCACGGAAGTATGACGCTTGCGCCTTGATGTTATCACCTGTAGCAAATGCAGATTTCTGATGATCTTCATTCATAAAAATCTTGTTGCCAACATTAGATCGCTCGTTACGAGTGCGAGTAAGTGATACAGACGTAAGAGGAATAACGTCAAAACACATTGCATAGTCAGCATATGTTTGTGTCTTGTAGATTTCTCTCTTAATATCTTCTGTAATAGATTTACCTGCAGTAACAATCTGCAAACCACCAGAGTCAGCGTACACAGATGCAGAACCCAAATTATCAAGGCGTTCAAATTCCTTAACATGATTCTTCTCTGTATATGCATTATATAGTGTAGACACAAGTGGTTGTGTGTTCTTACACGTCTCGCTGATACGCTTTTTAAGCGACCCCATCAGAGATAGAGTCGCTTCCTTGTATGTCGGATACCACGGCGCTTCATGGTCGGGTGTAAAAACTCCCATCATACCACAAGCGCTAATAACATAATCTAATTGCTTTTTATCTGCCATCGGTAAACTTTTCTTGTAATGAAATGTTGTCAAAGAATTCTTTCTTCACATCTGCGTTATGAAACTGTCCGTGAAGTACAGTCGTTTGCGTCAATGACGAGTGTGCCATGATTCCACGATTCTCGCAACATCCATGAGTTGCTGCAATATACACACCTACATCTTGACTTTCAGTTGCCTTCATAATTTCATGAGCAATATCATTACAAAGTTCTTCCTGTAACGTGCCACGACGAGCACACCACTGAGCGATGCGAGTATACTTTGATAACCCGATAACACGCTCACCAGGAATGATGCCGATGTATGCTACACCCTTGACAGGTTGATGGTGATGAGAGCAAAGCGACTTTAGTTCTGAGCGAACTACCAACATGCCTTCATACTTATTTGAACCTGTGTTAGGGAATGATGTAACAGAAGGTGCCTTATGAAAACGACCTGCCATAATCTCATTCACATACATCTTCGCAAGACGCTTACCTGTGCCATGTGAATTAGGATCATTATGACGATCAATCAATAAAGTGTCAAGTACAGAATTGAACTTCTCGGTCAACTCTTTTATAAGAAGATCGTATTCTTCTGGTTGAATGTAATTTGCAATATTGTCACTAGCAAAATGTCTAACCTTGTTTTGTTCAAGGCGCTTCTTAATCACTTCTGAAATCATTACGTACCCCATGCATTTTTATAGAGTGGAACCTGAATACGTGGCGAGAATCTAAATCCGTTATCACGGCAGAAATCTGCTACGTTTCTTTCATTCAATTCGTATGTGTCGTTTGTGCCACCAACGGGCATTAGATACACAGGGCAATATACACCATGATCTCTATACTCATGTGTTGCAACAATTGCATCATCAAGATCCTGCTTTGTTGCGACAACAAACTTAAGATAAGTGTTGTTACGAGGGATGGTAGTATATTGTTTTACAATATCAGGACGAATTGCTTCTTCCCACTTCTCACCCGAACACGGCAACTTTGCTGATACAGAAAACGTGAATTTAATCCAAGTAGATTGCTGATACATCCAATCATACAATTCATTACAAATGAACTGGGTTCCGTTTGTCTCAAGTGTAACATGCTTAAGATGCATATGACGATTGATGATTTCATCCATCAAGTCAGGATACATACGCTGCCAACCAAGAAGTGGTTCACCGCCTGTGATGATAAGATGCTTGTCGTTTGAGAATTGTCTCTCGGGAAGCAACTTCTGCATCTCAGTGACAATATCATCAACATGCATAAAAGGACTTAGATGCTTGAAGCGAGGATCCCAACTAGCGTAACTATCGCACCCAGTGTGAACCAAAGGAAGATGCTTGTAATCGGAATAAGAATTAGGATCAACGCCCAATCTCTCCGTTGAAAGCTCCCCACGAGGCATACCAAACCCACTGCAAGTGAAATTACACCCAAACACACGAAGAAAAATGCTAGGAACACCAACAAACATACCCTCCCCTTGTAGTGAGTAGAATAACTCCGATACTTTAATCTTACTCATCAATATCACCAGTGTACACTGCAGAGTTTGCACCGTGTTCCATAACTTCAACAGAAACTAAACGGCAACGTGGCGAATATCTGTTTTCGATTAACCAAATTTTTGTTGCCTCAAATACCATCCTTGCAAATTGCTCACAACCAGTCGCCGGTACAATTACCATATCGACAATTCCACGCTTCTCTGCTTCTTTGAACCAATCGAGATGTGGATCATCATGTGCAACAAGCGTCTTGTGATCAAACATAGTTTCAAGCCATACCTTGAGTGACTTGAGTGAACCGAAATCGACTACCCAGTTACGATTGTCAAGTTCATCTGCTTCAAAGACAAACTTAACAGCGACTGAATAACCGTGAATATACTTACAGTGAGAATCTGCACGCCATTGACGGAATGCACAGGAAAATCCTAGATTGTGACCGTAGGTTTTTGTAGATTGAAATGCCATGGTTTACCTCCTAACATGGTTACATTACTATTTAGCGGAACGTTTAGCTCTTCTGTCTGCCTGTTCCTTGTGAAAAAGTGTCGCACGGGACTGAAATAGAATCCCATCAAGGTGATCTAACTCGTGCTGAAAAATTCTTGCAGTCATTCCATCATAAATTTGTGTTACAGTTTCTCCGTTAGGATATGTGTAACGAACTCGAATTTGCTTAGGTCTGCGTATCTTAACATAATAATTTGGAAATGTCAAGCATCCTTCTTCAAGATCTATTTCCTCGCCCGTCTGTGAAACAATACGAGGATTAAAGCAAGCTAAGATAGGGTTTGCTTTTATCACAAAAACTCTGTAAGGCAACCCGACTTGGTTTGCTGCTAATCCCATACCATTGTGATGTAACATGGTTTCTGTTAAATCTTTTGCTAGTTGTATAGGATCAGTTGGCGGATTTAAAAAATCGAAAGGTTCGAGTTTAGTCCGCAATAAGTCGTGGTCCCGGGGAACCAGATTCATTATCATTTATCACCTCAATAGTATAATTTGAAAGTTCATGGTTTTGTGCATAAATTTCTGCTGACGATACTTCTTCGAATACAACAGGTCCTGTTGGATAACCTTTTATTTCATTGAAAAATTGTAACCAATGATTGCCATTGGTACCCTTCAATTTGATTCCATATTTCATGACGCCTCCTATATCATTCGTGAGAAGTTTTTATGTTTTTCAAACTTGATCACTTTTTCGAACTTGTCGTATAGTTGATCTTGTTTATGACTAATAATAAACGTATTCGTGTCTGTTGTCAAGGACTTTATTATTTTCAAGAATTCTTCTGTTCCATTAGCATCAAGAGAACTATCAAACACTTCGTCCATGATCAAAAGATTGGTGTTGATGCTATTACGCAACTTCGCCAATGCACGCCAAGTAAATAGAATAGCAAGATTGATACGCATCTTTTCACCTTCGGAGAATGATGCATAACTAAAAGCGTCTCTAAAACGTGACTTGATGGTTTCTTCAAACTGCTCATTCAAATCAAACTGAACGAAGAAATCCATTGCAGACAAATACTTATTGATCAATTTATTGATGATAGGAACATACTGCTTGATAATCTTTGCCTTGATCCCACCATCCTTTAGCATAGCACCTGCTGCAGCAAGAACAGTTTTTTCTTCATGCAAATCATTAAATAGTTTTTCGAGATCCTTTAGTGACTTTTCTATTTCAACTATCTTATCAATATTTGATTGACTGTTGTTATTCGAAAGATCCTTAATTTCGTTTTTCCAGTCCTTGATGTTTTCTTGCCAACCAGAAATCTTAGTGTTTAGTTGTGACAATTTTAGATTATAGTCATGCAACTGATTATTGATATTGCTGTATTCTTCCAACTTATCAAGAACCTTTTTTCGCTCGACTTCTAACTTATTTAGCCCTTCTTCGACTTCAGTGATCTGTGATGACTTTGTTTTGATAGTTTCTTCTTTAAACGAGTGATCAATACCTTGCTTACACGTAGGGCAGTTATCATGGTCATGGAAGAAACTTATCGCCTTTTCTGCGTTAGTTATCTTTGACTTCAATTGAACTTTGAACTTTTCTAGTTTGTTCAATTTGTCTTTCATACTATCTTGGTCAGCGAGATTCGCTTTTAGTTCACGACCTGCCTGTATGATTTCTTCTATTTCTTTGTTTGTCGTATCGATCAAAACAATTGTAGAATCAATTTTGCTTTGTTTTTCTTCAATCTGTTTATCTATATTTGACTGAATAGAAACTTCTTGCTGCTTATACATTTGTAGTTGAGTATCAGCAACACGCTTATCTGATTGACACATAGTCAGATTGTTTGTGTTAATAGAAATTTTTTCTTTCAAAAGAAGATTCATTGAAGTAAAGATTTGCAGATCGAGAAGATCCTCAATAATCTCACGCCGTGCCTGTGCAGGTAACTGCATGAATGGCTGAAACGTCGCTGAACCCAAAACGACAACCTGACAAAATGACTTATGATTGATTTTCAGGATCTGACTTTCTAACAGACCCTGGTAATCTTTACTCTTGGCATTTTGATTGAGAAGTACGCCGTCTTTGTATATCTCAAACACATCAGGTTTCATACCACGAACAATCTTGTAGTTGGATGTGTTAATTTGAAAGTCAACTTCTACACTAAGATCTTTCTTTGTGATAGAGTTCATAAGTTGTGGTTTGTTGACTTTACGAAATGGTTTGTTGAATAAAACAAACGACAGTGCGTCAAGCATTGTTGACTTACCCGCACCATTCTCACCCACTACAAGTGTGGTTGATGTAGAACATAGATCTAATTCAGTGAAAACATTTCCCGTCGAAAGGAAATTTTTCCATCGCAATTTCTTAAATAGAATCACTGTATTTGCATAGCCTCTTGATATAGTTCCATGATGGTTTTGTTTAGTCGTTCTTTCTTACCACCATCAAGGTTCATCTGTTCAACATAATTTTTAAAGATAGAAATAGTATCTTCTGCTTCATTTATAATATCAGAATCATCTTCAATGTCAAGGTGAAGATGATCTTCGACTACCTGCAATTCAATAGGTGTCGTATTTTCAATTGCGTCGATGAATAGATCAAACCAATATGGGTTTGTTTTATTCTTGACAATAACTTTGACGATGCAATTCTTAGTATCTATATTGTGAAGTAGAACTTCATCGATGGTTTTGTTCATGTCATCATACCATATTTTCTTGAATATGGTGAAAGGGTTCTGAACAAATTCTAGTGTGCGAGTATCAGTATCAAAAATATGAAAGCCACGAGGATCATCAAAATCCGACCAGATGTGCTCGCAAAAAGCACCCAAATAATTGATGCTGCCATTGCTAGACTTATGATGATAGTGACCGCTACACACCACATCAAAGCGACTAAAGAAATCATGATCCATTCCATGGTCATTGAGATGCCCCTTGTACATTTCGAAACCAGAGAGTTCAAGGTGCCCGAAGACGATTTGACCCGAAGTCGTTTTGATTGCATTTAGTGTGTCCTCTCTATTCTCATCACATATCCAAGGAACGTATAAAATATCAACACCGCCAAGAGTAACAGTTTGTGGTGATGTAAAGACATCGATGTTATTGTACTTGCCGACTACGAGTTCATGTAATGCGTTCAATGAGTTAGTATTTTTATAATAAGTATCATGGTTACCAACAATAATATCCATAGTAAATTCTTTGTTGATAGGATCTAGAAAATCTTTACGCAACCTATGTGCGGTCATGAAGTTGACAAACTTACGGCGATCAACAACATCACCCAAATGAACGATGTGTGTTATGCCTTCTTCACGCAACTTAGGAAAGAAAAATTCGTCTAGCGATCTTTTGAAATAATCATGGAACGCAACAATATCACCACGAACACCCCAATGAGTATCCGTAATCAATGCAATCTTCATTACTTAACCTTTTCAAATGTTTTCTTGTACCTTTGCGTTTCTATTTTATTCTTTTCTCGCTGAAACTTCGTGATTTCGGTATCACATACATTTCTAATGCGCTCTAAAACAGAACAGTAATTATCTCGTGTCCAAATAGATGCTTTGTTATCATTTAAATTTTCTATTAACTGTTGGATAATTACCGGCACATTATCATACTTATTGCTCATTGTCAATACCCTCTATAAATTTTTCTACGCCCACTTTCGGTTCGGGCTTCTTTTTCTTTTCAAGAGAACTTTCAAAGTTCCTAACAAATTCGCTAGTTATATCGTTATCAAAGAAATTTGACTTTGACATACCCATATCAGCTTCATGACCTTCCATGTGATCGGCAAGTTCGCTAAACACGAATGAGTTTTCCATGTTCTTGATCTTTATGTACTGTTGCTTCTTTTCTTTTTGAATACGTCTGATAAAAGCAAAGTGAATTATTTGAGTAAAATACGCAAATGGGTTCTTTGACTTTTCAGGATCAAAGTTATCAATGTACATGATGCAGTTCTCAATGCCATCGCTAATCATTTCTTCTTTGTAAGAATAACTAAAGAAGTTAGGTTTGTGTGCAAGTCGATTTGCAATCAACATTAAACACTGACCGACATAGTTAGGAATTGGTGGCTTGGGTGTTCCGTTTTGTTTTGATAACTGAACTTTCTCACGATACTTCGTCATTTCTTCAAGCAATGTCTTATTGTTGACATAATGATTGCGTGGTGACTTTTTCTTGACGATTGTGGTTGACATAATCTAAAACTCCTATATAATCACTATGTGGTTTAATGAATTGTATTGTTACTTGTTGACTTCATTCGTGTTTCAGTATTAGCTTTAGGTGGTGAAAACAGAAGATCTTCCATCGCAGAAGTTACCTTTTCTATTTCACTCAGCGCATTAGGTTGCACATATTTCTCATTATATGTTTTAGAAATATTATAATATCTTTCGTAGATAGGATCTACCGGAGCAACTACTATAACATGATTTTTACTTATTTCTATCTCTTGTGTAGAATTTAGTTGCACATATTTAACTAATACTGTAACAGTTGCACCTGTGGTGCTATTAATTCTTTCTTCTATTAACATAGGTGAACCGAAAATATAGCATTCGTTATCTTCATGAATACAGCGAGTAACCAATTCATCCCCGTTAATTAATCTGACTTGTACAATATCGCTGCTCATTTCAACTCCACCGTATAAATTTTATACTCAAATTTTTCTTCATTGTAAATTTTAACACGCTCAACGAAGTGACCTATTGTATGATTTTTTCTGCTCTTCCATGTAAGATCATCTGCTATATCATATAGTGTTGCAGTGTCTTTCGAATCTGATTTACGTAATCCACGACCTATAGATTGAAGATTTCTTATCCTTGATTTAGAAGGAGAAGCAAAAATAATATTATGAAGATTGCGTATGTTAATCCCGGTACTGAAAGTGCCGTAACTAGCGACAATGATACTATTTTTGTCCGACTCAACAATTGCTCTAATCTGATCTCGTTCTTCTCCATCAACACCACCATGAACAAAGTAAATGGGTCTTCCGCAATCTTTCAATATATCATACAATACTTTTCCATGTTTGTCAACATATTGATAAAGTAGTAACGTATTTCCTTGCAAAGAAAGCGTGAGATTCTTTATGAATCTATTTCTAGAAGCATTCGTTACAAGATAATCTATTTCTTCTTGATATGTCTTATCCTTCATCAATTTACGAATGTCCTCAGAATACTTTAGAACAATTGCTTTGATACGTAGATCACTAACATGTTTTTGTTCTATTAACTCTGCAGTTGAAATAACCTTTCTAACGGGACCGAATAGTCCTTCGAGAACTAATTTGTGAGTTTCGGTCCCGTCTAAAGTACCCGTAAATCCAAAGCGATACTTACAATCTTCCATCTTTCCCATGATAGACGTAAGAGATTTTGCTTTGAACAAATGTGCTTCGTCACCAATTACGACTTGGTATTTTTCGAACCACGCTTTGTTTTGCTTGTAGATGCTTTGCCAGGTTGTGATGGTGATTTGCGACCCGCTGTCTTTTTCTTGCCCTGAGAAGATTTTGTGGATTCCGCTGGTCCATTCATTGCCGCTGGCATCGATGGTTGGTAATCCGATCCTACCGCTCCCTGTGTTACCGAATCGGTTATCTGATTGTTCACCGTATCCGTAGGATTCGAAGTCACTGGCGAGCTGGTGAACCAGTGTAGTGGTAGGAACGATAATAAGCGTTTTAGCATTGTAATACCTCGTTAATAGATAGATTATAAATGATTTACCCGATGCAGTAGGAGATACCATAAGTGCCCTATTGTTTCTTACACAATAAGTAAAAGCATCAATCTGATAATCTCTTGCCTCCAAGGGTAGGTTAAGTGAAGCAATAAAATCATTTGCTTCTAGTAATGAAAACTCGTTCGCTGCATATGCATCATCTATCTCGAGATCATAATTTCTCTCTTGACAGAATAATTCTATGTGTTTAATAACACCAGCATATATCAAACGTGTCATAGGATTAAACAAACGAATTTTGCCATCCCACATTTTATTTCTGTAGGCTGGCATAAATTTATATCCGGGAACAAAGAATGTGAAGTATTCAGAAAGTTCTTGCGCTATATCAGAATCGCATTCTACTTTAAGATATACTTCATTGTACTTTTTTATTTTCATCAAATACCCATTTTAAATTTCTCCCAATCTATCGCCGCTTTGATATTATATCCACGGTTATTTAGAGTGGTGATTATTGATTTCAATAGATCAATCTTTTCCAATTGAATACCTATCTTCAATGAAAGATTAACTATATCCTTGTCTGCTTCTAAATAGTTTGTGACGTCTGATCGTAGAATCTTACCTACAGGGGGTAACTCCCATCCCTTATCCATCGTTTCTTTTGTTGGACCTTGTGTGTAAAATTCGTGCTTATCTAGTCGCAATACTTTTAATTCTGCTTCTAGTTTTCTATGCTGAACTCTTTCGTAAGTCAGTATCTGAAAATACTTATGATGTAATTTGGATATCTTAAGTGATTCTTCGCCCAACTCAGTTTGGTCGATATTACTATCCTTTTCCCATTCAGCAAAAATCTGTTCAAGTTTCATGATAACCTCCGATTATATTACATTATAACATAAAAGGATTATTTCACAAACCGGAAATTTTATATTGTGTGTATCTAAATTGAACAGTTGCTTCTAAATAATTTACTGAGTCATCAGTAGTGTCAAATACTAGATCAGATAGTGATATGGGAAAAATGTCTTCGAAGGTACATTCGTAGTTAGGATTTTTTCCGTTTGTAGTTATGATGAGAGATGCATCGGATTTCAACCCTTCACCAGATGCAGGAGATTTTTTAAAAAGAGCAGCAAATTCAGAAAATTGTTCCGGGAATGCTAAAGCACGAATCCATGTATTGATTTCTAGATAGTTTTTCATATCCTCATCGACACGAAACGTAACTTCTAGTTCATTAAATTGCATATGGTCGCCATAATATGGAATAGCAACAAATGGGTTTGGTTGTTCAGTTGTGCCCAAACTGATACCTGGAATGTTTGCTTTCTGTGCAAAGAAGTTCACATTAGGTAATTTCTTGACTAGAAACCTAAACCCTAATGGTGAAAGGAAATTCTTATTGGTCGGTATGGTGTCTACAAAAGCGTTCATTGTTCACTCCTTTGTACTATTTATGCAAACAAAAAGGGAGAGGATTTCTCCTCTCCCTAGTAAGCTCGGTTAACCCGAATCTTGTTATTACATCAAGTTGTTTACGATTGTACGACGATAGTAAACATTGGTGTTGAATGTCAATGCACCCTGAGTAGATGCTGCAGCACCGTCAGCGAATGGATTTGATACCATTCCGTAACGTGTCTTGAAGCCAATCTTTGGCTGGAAGCTATCTGGATCAACCGCACGTACCATCTGTAGAGGAACGTATGGGCAATAGAATAGACCAGCGTCGAATGCTGATGAACCCTTGTAACCAACAGTAGCATAGTTACCACCGATTGCATATGGGTCAATGTAAACACGTAGACGACCATTTAGAACACCAGCGAAGGTTGCGCCTGTATCGTCAACGTTTAGGTTGTTGCTGTTTAGAGCAGGTGCGTAGTCAAGAACACCGGCCATCTGCAATGCTGATGCAACATCAGAAGAGCATAGGAGGATGTTACCCTTACCACGACGAGTCTGCTTAGCGATCTGGTTTGCTTCACGCTCTAGCTGGAACATAAGACCCTTGAACTTCTCAACTGACCAACGACCGTTTGAGTCGGTGTCAAGATCGAAGATACCAGCGGTTGTTACGTTATCCTGTGCACCGGTAACAGCTGTGATGTTGATGGTACGAACTACTTCACGATTGATTTCTGCAAGAATTTCTGCAGAAAGAATGTTTGATAGCTCTGACTCAGCGTCAAGACCATGAATTGCCTTAAGGTCCTGAGCAAGCTCCATTGAGTACTCAGCCTTTAGCGCACGGCTCTTTGCAGTTACTGTAACCTTCTCAATTGAGAATGCCATTTCTGCGAAACCGAATGTGCTGTTGCCACCAAGAGCTTCAGCAAGTGATGTTGACATACCAGCAGCAGTATTGTATGTGTTGGTTGCTGTCAACTTGGTTGTTGAAGTATCGCCTGGGATACCTAGAACAGATGTGTTAACATTCTTGTGACCAGTGAATGCAACGTTTGCGTCTGCTGCGCCGGTTGTGTTACCATATGCAGAATATGCAGTGTTGACTTCGTTGTAGAATGTTTCGGTACCGCTGTTATTGCCGTAACGAGCACGCATAGCGAAAATCAAGCCTGTTGGGCCTGTCATTGGCTGAACGCCGCAGATGTCGTATGCGATAAGATTTGGCATTGCACGACGAACAAGTGAGATAAGCACTGGATCGAATGTGTCAATGTTTGATGAACCGCCCTGTGCCTGGATTGAGTTGGTTGGGCCACCATTGGTTTCAGCCAATAGGTTGAAGTTCTGATGTGCGCCTGAAACACGTAGCTCACGCTGTGTGTTTTCTAGCAACTGTGCTGTTACAGCACGCTTGTGTGCGTCCTTGATTGGAGCAAGATCGGCATGCTCCAATACAGGTGCCCACTTCTTTTGGATTTCCTCAGCTAACATTTTTAACTCCCTTTCGGTTATTTTTGTTTGGTATTATATTTATAACAAATTACTTCTTAAGCGTTCTTGAAATTGCAGAAACATAATGGCTCATCTCGCCAGTAACAGCAGGTGCTGCAGATGAGTCGTCACCTTCGAACTCTTCAGTAAGAATATTTGAAGTTGTAGTCTTCTTTCCTGAGAAATACTGTTCCTTGACTGTTTCAAGTTTCTTCTTGTATGTGTCAACATCGCTACCGAATTCTAGATTCTCAGCGATTGTACGGAACTTCTCAACTTGAGTCAATGCAAGGCCTTCGGATACTTCTGCGAAAGCTTCCTGCATCTCATAACGAGCCAAATCAGCCTTTAGCTGAATCTTATCGTTTGTTGACTCATTAAGACGTGCTTCAAGCTCTTCAACTTTAGCAGATAGAGTCTCAAGAACGTCAACTTTGTCTGAAGGAATTTCCATGTAGTGCTCTTTGAAGAGGCTCTTCATGCCTTCAATAAATTCTTCGGTTAGTTCATTCTTCAATGAAGTCTCAATTGCAACTTCATTTTCTGTCAACCATTCCTGAGCAACGAATGATAGATACTCGTCTACCTGTTCCTTCAACTCGTTCTTGATTGATGCAACTTCTTCGTCTAGTGTTGCAGCATAGTGCTGCTCGATTTCGTCAACTTTAAGAGCAACAGCTGCTTCGAATAGTGTTGATGCCTTCTCGATGAAATCTTCTGAAACTTCTTCACCGAAAATCTGTGTCAACTCTTCCTTCATTGAACCTGTTGATGCAGATGCAGCGGTGCCACCCTTCATTGCAACTGATGCCTTGTTCTTTGCAGACATGTCACCGGTTGGCTTTGTGTTGGTTTCTGTATCACAATCTTCAATAGGTGTATTTGATGGATCGTTAATCTTCTGCATAGAATCACCCTGGCTCTTTGAGTTGCCAGGAGCCTTTGCTACAGACCCAGTTGCATCAGCGGTCATTGACTGGCCGGTTTCACCACCACCAGTTACAACCTTTTCTGCAAGGTCCTTTTCCTTTTTGCTTAGCATTGTTATGCTCCTTTTAATTTGACGTTTTAGTTATTTATAAATTTTTCATTTTAGAGATTAGTTAGAAGTCATTACTGACAGCATTCTCTCAAAAATTTCAAGTTTCTTTTCCTCAGTCAATTCTCTAGAAGCAACTGCACTATCAATTTGCTTTTTCGCTTCTTCAAGCTTCTGGGCTTTTAGTATGCCATTGTCCCAAACCCATTCAACGCCTTCCATGATGCCATGAACAAATGCATCAGGAGCAGAAGGATCTGCAACAATATCAGCAGCTGTAGCAAGATAGAAGTCATCCTGAACTTCCATGATGCCATTCTTATTTTCTTTAATAGAACCCATGCCACGAGATGATACACCTAGTTGGCCACCAGACTCCATAATACCACGAGCAATGTTACCCATAGGAGTGTCAGCAATACGAGCTTTACCAATGAAGTTATCACCATCACGCTTCATTTCAGTGATAATGTGTGATACACGATCAAGGTTAATCGATGGGCCATTTGGGTGACCTAGTTCACCATATGCACGACCCTTTTCAATTAGGTCCTTTGTGTAACGAGTAATTTCTTTTTCAAGAATTTCAGTAGCGTATGTTCTCTTGTTACGATTGACAATACCACCCTGCATAAAGATACCTTCGATATAAAGGTTCTTCTTACCTGATTCTGTTTTCTCTGTGATATACTTAATATCTTCGATTGTTTCGCAGATGAGTTTCATGTGCTTATTCCTTAGTAAACGCTAGAGGTAGGAACCTTTGTCAACTCAATTATGAGTGTTCCTGTCTGTGACGAATTTAAATTAGCGACAAGTGTTCCGCCAACATCTTTGTTCAATGCAACACCATTACCAGCAAAATCTAAATAACCAGTAGACTCAACATGAAGAACTGTATTTGCACCACGCTTTATTTCCCACCACGATCCATTTGCACACCCATACCAAACTTGTGAAATGGTTGCACCGGTGATTACTTCACCTACCTGTGCAATATCACTGGTCGTAGAATCACCTGCAATGTTTATAGTTGCATTTGCTGTCAAATGAATAACAGCAGACAAACCCTTTTTATTAATCAGTACAGCCATTATGAACTCTTTTCTACAGGATTAAGCGGCATTGCATATTCATTAGTTTGTGCCATACCCTGTTCCATATCTTCTAATTGACGAGACAATGCTTTCATTTCAGAAGCGTGCCATGACATAGGACCTTTGTTTTTGTAGCAAAGTTTCTTATGCTTATCAAGATGCTTTGCCATGTTTTGTAGTGACTTCATAGCACGAGCATGGTGTGCATCATACATATCGCCGGCGACTGCTTCATCGATCTGTTCGACTTCTTCCATTGCCTGCTTACGAATTTTTGCAAAATATACTTGCTCACCTTTCTCCGCACCATACTGTTTCTTCATAGAAGCCTTCATACCTGATGGGTCGTACTTTTTCTTTAATGACTTTTCCTTTGCCTTGTCGGCGGCAGTCATCTTTTCTTCATAAACCTTTTCATCCTCACCAGGATTATACCCGTGATTTTCTTTCTTACGATCTACGGTCTTGATATTCTTTGCATTAAAAACATCATCGCCATTTCCGTTACGATCTTTTGTTTTGACAGTGATGTGCTTATCCTTAAAGCGCTTCTCGTCAGGTGATTTTGGTTCGTAAACTTCTAAAATATCTTTAAGCGTCTTCGCCATTTTCTGTGTCCTCTAAATCTGAATTATCGTCTCCAAGGTCATCGTCTGTTTCATCACCTAGATTATCTTCTAGATCGCTGAGCAATCTTTCAAGCTCGTCATCTGAGATATCCAAGTCGAAATCATCAGCATCATCCTCTTCGCCTTCATCAGATTCTGTATCTTCCTCTGACTCGTCATCTTCCCATGTATCGTCAGAAAGGTCAGGATCCTCTGGGCCCGCTGCATCACCGAACATTTGTTTTGCAACTTCAATCTTTTTGTCTTCAATAGCAGAATGTATCTTTGCTAACATCAATTGATCAACTGCAGCCTTAACCTGAATAGGTTGCTGTTCAGATGAAAAATCAATTATATCATCTAATGTATATTTATTGTCATCACTCATTATAATAACTCCTTATTGACTAAATGAGGTTTGTGGTTTAGGCATAGGTTGTTCCTGTTGGGTAGAACCACCTGATGATCCTCCGCCAAACCCACCACCTTGTTGTTCCATAGAACCCATTTGATTGTATTGTGGTATCACATCTTCTTTTTTTATCTGCTGATCGATTTCTTCGATCTCGTCGTCTGTCTGTCTCAGAATGTTTTTTCTAATCCATTCATGTGAATAATACTTACCTGCATACGGTGTAATTGCATTCAATACATTCAAACGATCATTTAGAATCTCAGTTTCTTTTAACTCAGAGAAATAATTGTCTTTTGCAAATCTAAATTTGATTGTCTTAGAAAGAGCATCCCAATCTTCTGGTGTGATTATCTTTTTCATAATCAACTGCTTTTCAAGCGTACTTAAAAATACCTGAGAAAATTTTAAACGCAATCTATCGATGAAGCGTGCAAATTTAACTTCATCTCTAGAAATTTCTGTTGCACGACCTAATGTGTAATTTGCAGCATCGGGATCTAAACGTGAGTAAGGAACATTCAACGACTTATACAATCTACGTTGGAAATACTTTACATCTTCTAGTTCACCGAGATTTTGTCCTGCGGGAAGTGTTGTGACTTCTGTTCCACGTCCACCTTCACGGCGTGGGAACCAATAGTTTTCTGTCATAGTCATGAACTTACGATCATCACGTACTTCACCTGAATTTGCGTCATACACAAGACGATTCTTGTAACGCACCATCATTTCACGAAGATATTGTTCTGCTTTCATCTTTGGCAAATTGCCAACATCAACATAGAATATCAAACGTTCTGGTGCACGAGTCAATCTATAAATGAGTGTTGCATCTTCAAGTGCACGAAGTTGGTTCATAGGTTTAATTGCTTTATGCAAATATGAAAGAACCATCGTACCATCACGGTCAGTCAAACCGCTTGTTACATGTACAATAGAATCTTTTGCTATACGCAATCCGCTTGTACTACCCATTGCTGCAGCAGCACCTGCTCTTGCCTGAAAACCTTTTTCGTTAAAGATAAAATATTCTGCATTTGTTTTTTGCATAGTCGTTGCATTAGGATCCGACTTGTCTCTTTTCTTTATAACCTCACGAACTTTGCGAATTTTTCGTGGATCAATATATCTCAACTCTTTTATACCATCTTGTATTTTTTGATCATCAATTATAATATGATAGTATAATCTTCCATCTACATACCAACGCTTAAAAATTTCATACGAATATGTATTGAACTCAAGCAAGTTGATAATAGAATCAAATTCTGTTGCGATAGCTTTTTTTACATTGTTAGCAACCTTAAGGTCGTCTAAAACAATTTCAACAATCTTTTCATTGTTTTCGCTAACAATAGCGTCGTTTACAATGTCATCAACGGCAGAATCAATTTCTGGCTGTTGTGCCATCTCACGATATTTTGAAACGAGTTCTGCTTCTGTTCGGACAGTTCCATCCAAATCAACATAGGTGCCATATTGTCCACCTGCTGCAACAACTACGGCTCCGTCATCCTTTATCTCTGGAGTAAAGGATGGCAGATTTTCATCTTCCTTTTTTCGCTTTATTTCAAATCCGAATAGAGTGGCCATTTATTTCCCTTCAAATTAAAGGGGGCTACCTTGTGTAGATAGCCCCCATATAAACAAAATATATTAGTTCATACCAGAGGCAATAATCAAATATTATTCAGGTAGACGTACTGAATAAGTTTCGCCACCACCAAAATGATCTGGTTCCCAGAAATCATATGAGAAGGTAACATCAAAGGTCTGTACAGCGTTTGTGTTATCCCAGTCTAGTGCAATTGCATCGATAGTTGTTGGGAATAGCCCTACAAACTTGTATGAACGAATGATACCGCCGTCTTTGCTATTTAGTGAGTCACGACCTGCTTTACCATATTGATGAACATAAGCATCAACCTTATAATTAGCGGGACTTATTCCTGCTGAATTACGATTTGATACCAATGCATTCATCTTATTTGACCAGTTTTCAAACATTGAACGTATTGCAAAGTCTTCATCATTCATTACGGTGATTGTCCAATCAGCGAATGTACGATCTCCTGCTAGCTTAATCTTACGACCAAAGTATGGAACTTCGATTGGATCGAGGGTCATTGCAGGAATCTGTGCAGCACGAGCAAGGAATGTCAACTGTTGTGGGGCAACACCAGCACCCACACCACCTGGCATCGATGGAATTGATACTTCGAATAGTGAGGGGCGTGCGCCCCCCAACTTTAGACCTTCTGACTTAAATGTGTTAACATTAAATGGCATTGTAATCTCCTATCCTTTTCTTTTATTTATTAGAATTGTCCAACGACTTCGGAGAATGCTACGCCAGTTCTTACAGCCACGAAGTTAAGCTGAATGAAGTTGATTGAACGAGCAGGCTTGATATAAATGTCACCGACAAACTCGTTACGATCAATGATTTCTGGTGTATTGTTTGTGTCATCGCAGACAACTAAGAAGTCTGTGATACCACGGCGTCCCTGAACTTCACGGAGATAAGGAACAACAAGACTCTTGAACTGCGCTCTTGTGAAAGCATCGTTGAACTCGAATAGAGTAAACTTAGATGCTGTTGCAATTGCCTTTTCAAGCACGATGAACAAGCGACGAACATTGATACGATCAAATGCTGATGGCTTATTCAACAGTGTCTTGTCACCGAATAGTATTGTTCCCTGACCTGGGAATGTTACAACTGGGTTGATACCTGCCTTGTAAAGTGTATCACGATCTGCCTTGCGTGGGTTGTATGCCAACTTAACAAGATTCTTGATCTGACCACGATTTAGACCTGCAGGTGACCACCATGGGTCATTTGTGCTGTCTGTACGAACACATAGACCTGCAACGTCACCGTTTAGAGGAATCCAACGATAGATGTCATTGTAACGGTCGTACATGTACTTATAACCAGAGTCCATGACTGCATATGAAGTTGAACGTAGGTTGTTACGGAATGAAACCATATAGTCAGCTTCTTGACCAATATTATTTACTGAGTCGCTCTTCTTTGGTGATACGAATACCACACAATCCTTACGAACTTCTGCAATATTGTCGATCAAGTAATTTGCTAACTGTGATGAGTTTGACTTACCTGTTAGAACAAGTGAAATGTCAACATCTTCTGCAGAAGCAAACATATCATACGCAGTTGCGATATTTGTTAGAGGAATGTTTGCCTCATCCTTACCATCACGACCCAATGTTAGAGTATATGAAACAACATCTAGTGTTGAGTTTGTTAGGTTTTCTGCTGTTGCAACTGGTGCACCAGAAAGTGTGTTGATTGCGTAGATATACTGTGACTGGTCGTTAATAACGTCCTTATAGTAATTAGCTGCACCATCAACTGTCTTTGAGTCGGTTGCACGAGAAACAGCTCTATATGTTTCTAGAACAGTTCCAGGAACACCAGTGAACTTGCCACCTTCGTCAATAACAACCACATGCAGTTCATCTGAGTTTACAGAGCTATTACCGAAGTTAATCTGATAATCAGATTGACCGGGAGCAGCGTCTACATTATCCCAGAATTCCCAATAACGTGGAAGTGTGTTTGATGTCTTACCTGAACCACCACCAATCGTAACATTTGCGGCCAACTTAAGTTCTTC